CCGGCGATATGCTTTTCTAACGGCGTACTTCCCGATACTGAACCCGACAGAATATTTATGGCTGTCGATCCTGCGTTCGGCGGTGGGGACTTCGTTTCTGCCCCGATTTGTTTTCAGTATGGTAATGTCGGCTATATTCCCGATGTAATATTCGATGCTTCTGATAAGAAAATTACCCGTCCACGAGTAATAGAAAAAATTCTAAAATACAAAATACAAGCAGCGAGATTTGAAGCGAATAATGGTGGCGAAGATTACAAGGAATGGATAGAAAACGAACTCAAAAAATTAGGGTATCGACTGAATATAACTTCCAAAAAAGCACCTACCAACAAGCGAAAGGAACAGCGTATTTTCGATAAAGCACCTGAAATACGAGAACTGTATTACTTGGAAGCAGGAAAACGCTCGAAAGAATATAATATGTTTATGCACAACCTGTTTGCGTTCAAAATCACGGGTAAAAACAAGAACGATGATGCCCCTGACTCGTTGGCTATGCTTATCGAGATGCGTGAAGAAACAGTCGGTTTTAAGCCCGAAATCTTCCAAAGACGGTTCTAAAATTGTAAATTTTTACTCTCTAATGGTTTATTTTTTAATTTTTTACCGAAAAACCATTGACAACGGCTTTCAAAATGATTATAATACTTGGTAGAAAGTATTCTATAAGGAGGGGTATATTATGTCTGTTAAATCGAGAGCGAATATGACCGGGCGTAAAGTTATTTACACGGATGTTGATACTATTACTGCCGAAAATGTCGTTGACGTTTTGAAAATCGCTGTAATTACACACGCTTTCAACAGGGATGCTATCGACTTTCTTTATGAATATAACAATGGCAATCAGCCTATCTTACAGAGAGTAAAAGAAGTTCGCCCTGAAATTAACAACAAAATCGTTGTCAACAGAGCGAACGAAATCACTTCTTTTAAGGTCGGGTATCTTCTCGGCGAACCCATACAGTATGTAAGCAGGGATTCTGAAAAGAACGACCTTACCGATAAAATCACGCAACTTAACGAGTTTATGTATGCGGAAGATAAAGCGGCAAAAGATAAAGAACTTGCAGATTGGTTTACCATTTGCGGAACGGCTTATAGGATGGTCTTACCTAAACAAGTCGTTGACGATTCTCCTTTTTATATTTTTACGCTTGATCCCCGTCAAACTTTCGTGGTTTACTATAACGGGCTTGGGAACAAACCCGTTATGGGGGTTAAGTATGTAGAAAGAAACGATGGAAAAGTCGTATTCAGCGTTTACACTGAAAAGGAATACTTTGAAATCGTTGATTTTGAAATCGTCAAACAAGAAGCCCACATTTTAGGTGCTATTCCTATTGTAGAATATCCTGCTAATAACGCTCGTCTTGGAGCGTTTGAAGTAGTTCTTCCCCTGCTCGATGCTTACAACCTTGCAGTTTCAGATAGAATGAATGGTCTTGAACAGTTCATTCAGTCCCTGATTAAGTTTGTAAACGTGGACATCACGGAAGAAGAATTTGAAAAACTTAAAGAGTTAGGCGGTATTAAGTTCAAAAGCACTTCTGAAAACCCTGCTGATGTGGACTACCTTACCCCTGAACTCAATCAGACGAACACTCAAACGATTTTGTCTGATATGTACCAAACTATCCTTACTATTTGCGGTATGCCGAATAGAAACGGCGGTAGTTCTACGAGCGATACAGGCTCTGCCGTAATTATGCGTGATGGTTGGGAAGTTGCGGAAGCAAAAGCAAAAGATACCGAGCAGATGTTCAAGCGTTCTGAAAAGGCTACCTTGCGTTTGGCTTTGAAGATTTGTCAAACCTTTGCGAAGTTAGACTTGAAAGTTATGGACATTGATTTGAGATTTACCCGTAGGAACTACGAGAATATCTCGAATAAATCAACGGTTCTTACTCAAATGCTCGGCAGTGGTAAGATCCACCCGAAATTGGCTTTCCAACACTGCGGTATGTTTGCCGATGCTGAACTTGCTTACAAAATCAGTAAGGAATACGCCGAAGAACAGGAAAAGAAAATGCAGGAACAGCAAGCCAAACAACTCGCTGCTCAAAAAGGTGGAGGTACGGGTAATGACGGGAATGGAAACGGCAAGAAAAACGAACCCACAGAACCCACCGAATAAAGATTGGGTTCTTGCCATTGAAGCCATAATCAAACGTGGCAATGTGGCAGAAGTCAAAAAAGAAAAAGATAACATAGTGGTCGTTGAAATTAAACGACAAGTTAAGAATAAGACCGCTATAATTGGTTAGTGGGACACAGCCAACAGGGGCTATCGAATAGGCAAAATTGTCTATTTGGTAGCCCTTTTTGATTTGGAATTATGCCGAAAGGCTGAAATTTGGTTAGAGAAAACCGAAATCGCAAAGTCAGACAAGACTTAAAAACAGAAAAACATAGTCAGAGAAGACTCAAATCGCAGGAGGTATTTTATGACACTCAAAGAATTACTCGGTGATGCTTACAAGGATGGAATGTCTTTGGAAGAGGTCGAAACGGCACTTAAATCCGTCAATTTGCCCGGAGATGAAGCATTAAGAAAAGAACTCGAAAAGAGTAAAAAGGCAACCGACAAGGCTACGGCAGAAGCGGCTGATTACAGAAGAAAGTATCAGGAAAAACTTACCGCCGAAGAAGCAGAAAAGGAAGCGAGAGCAGAAGAAACCAAGAAACTTCAAGACGAACTCGCTGCACTTAAAGCCCGTGAAGCCCTTGCGAACCACAAATCTCAATTCCTTGCTTTGGGGTATGACGATGCACTTGCAACGGAAACCGCACAGGCAATGGTGGACGGCGATATGTCAAAAGTATTCGCTAATCAGAAGAAGTATCAGGATGCTCAAAGGGCATCTATCGAAGCAGAACTTCTTTCTCGTACTCCCACTCCCCCTGCCGGTAAAACTCCCGAAGTTATGGATGCGGCAAAATTCGCCACACTTGGCTACGAGGGTAGAATGAAACTTCTCAACGAGAATCCTACGCTTTATGCCGAGTTGGACAAAGCAACAGAAAACTAAAAAAAAATAATTATAAGGAGTAAACAATTATGTTATTTGATGTAAAAAACTTTAACCCTAATGTGTTTGGGAAGTATGTATCGACTATCCCTAACACCAACCTCAACGAACTTTACAAGTCCAAAGCAATCAAGCGTGATAGCCGTCTTAAAGCACTTTTCAATCCGCAGACGGGTTCTTACAAAGGTACGCTTCCTTACTTCGGCAGACTTTCGGGCAAACCCGATAACTACGATGGCGGTACGGACATCAACGCAACCACTCCCGATACTTACATTCAGGAGTTCATCGTAACGGGTAGAGCGAAAGGCTTCCTTGAAAAAGATTTCAGTTCTGATATTACGGGCGGCGTTCCTTTTATGGATAAAGTTGCCGCAGGTATCGCCGAATATTGGGCGGAAGTATATCAAGCAGGTTTGCTTTCCGTTCTTAAAGGTATCTTTGCTATGACGGGAACGGGAAACGCCGATTTCGTAAGCAAACATACTTACGATATTTCTGCTTCTGAAAGCGGAAACTTCGGTGCTACTACGCTCAACTCGGCACTTCAAAAAGCAAGCGGCGATTCTAAATCGCAGTTCTCGATTGCTTTTATGCACTCGAAAGTTGCTACCGACCTCGAAAACTTGCAGTTGCTTGAATATCTCAAATATACCGATAAAGCAGGTATTCAGAGAAATCTTACTCTTGCAACTCTTAACGGCAGAATCGTTATTGTTGACGATGGTATGCCGAGCGAAATCGTTCCGGCTGTTTACACTTTAACTGCCGATATCGACATTGATGCTACCAAAACTTATTATACGAGAAGCGGTTCAGCAGATTCGTATGTATATACGGCAGTAAAAAATCCTGTTAAAGGCGACATCGAAACTTACTACGAGAAAACGGCAGAAGAATACGAAAAATTCACCACCTATGTTCTCGGCGAGGGTGCAATTACTCTTGAAGATGTAGGTGCGGAAGTTCCTTACGAAATGGACAGAAACCCTGCAAAGAATGGTGGCGAAACCACTCTTTACACTCGCCGCAGATATGTTATTGCACCTGACGGCATTTCGTTCGTAGGTACTCCTGCAACCAAGTCCCCCACCGATGAAGAACTTGAAACGGGTTCTAATTGGTCGCTTATCAGCAACGGTCAAAACGGAGCAAACAAAGCATTCTTCCCTCATAAGAAGATTGCTATTGCAAAAATCGTTACGCTTTAATAAAAACAAGATGGAGGTAGGCTATGACGAACGCTGAAAAATTAACATTGCTCAAAAATATGTACGGCGATAGCGAAGATGAAGCGATTTTATCTGCCTACCTTTCTATCGCTGCCGGGAAAGTATTGGAACGCCTTTACCCTTTTGACGATAAGAAAACCGAAGATGACATCCCTGCAAAACACCACCACACCCAAGTAAATATCGCCAACTATCTTCTCGGTAAGAGAGGTGCAGAGGGCGAAATTAAACACAACGAAAACGGAATCGAACGCACCTACGAAAGTGGGGATGTTCCTGAAAGTATGTTGAAAGACATTGTTCCGCATTGTGGGGTGTTGTAATGAGAACCTTGAAGAAAAATCAACGAAGTTTTTATTACTATTTGTATCGGGATAATGTTGATGCCGTTGATAATGACGGCTATCAAACAGGCGAAAAAGTCTTGAGGTATCACGTTCCCGTTGAATGCAAAGGCAATATTTCCGCAGGTGTAGGCGAAAAGCAAGTTGAATTGTTTGGCTCGAATGTCAAATACGAAAGAGTAATTATCGTAGATGACATTAACTGCCCGATTGACGAAAATTCGCTTCTCTGCGTTGATATTCAACCCGAACCCTATAACCCGAATGAAACGCCCGTTCACGATTACATTGTAAAAGCCATTGCAAAATCTCTAAATGTTTTTGCGATAGCCATAAGCAAGGAAGTTCCCGATGAGAATTAAAGTCCATTTAGGAAATGTATCAGAAGCCATTAAACAGGTCGAAGAATTCCGTAAACGCTTCCACGAAAAGCGAAAACTGTTTCTTCAACGGCTTGCAGAAATCGGGGTTGCAGAAGCCGAAACACGATTTAGAACCGCACAATATGACGGCACTAACGATGTTAAGGTGGAAGAACCGATTTGGGTGGACGATAACCGGGTAATCGTGAAAGCATCGGGCAATAGCATTCTCTTTATCGAGTTTGGATCGGGTGTTCACTATGCTGCACAATCGCACCCACAGGCTACCGAGTTCGGCTACGAACGTGGTGGCTACGGGCAAGGTCGTGGTAAGAATGACTTTTGGTATTATCAGGGAGAACCCGGAACGAACGGGCAACCGCCAAAAGACGAACGCTTGAGGGAAAAAGGTTTGGTTTATACTCACGGCAACCCTGCAAACCGCTGTATGTGGGAAGCAGGAAAGAAAATACGCTCTGAAATTTTGAAAATCGCAAAGGAGGTGTTTGGTAGTGATTGATTGCGAAAACGAAATTTATACCACAGTTAAGACGAAAGTAGAAGCCGTTTACAAAGGCATTCACTTCACAAGCGAACCTACATACTCCCCTGCGGAATTTCCTTGTGTGGCGTTGTACGAAGCCGATAACAGTTCTTACGATAAAACGAAAGACAGTAGCGGTAAGGAAAACCACGCACAGGTTATGTACGAAGCCTATGTGTTCTCGAACAAAAAGCAAGGGCGTAAGACGGAATGCAAAAACATCTTTAAGGTTGTGGACGAAGTAATGTCTGCTCTCGGGTTTACCCGATTGACTAAACAACCTTTTAACACCGACAATGTATCTCGCTTGATAGGTAGATATGTTGCCGTCATTTCAAAAAATAAAGAAATATTCAGGAGGTAATAACTATGATTAGTTATAAAACATTCTTAATGATTGCGGAATCCGCAAATGCTTACACGAAACTCGTGGACATTAAAGATTTCCCCGATTTGTTCGCTGTTCCTGAAAAGTTAGAAAAGACCACTCTTTCTGACAGAGGACACGTTTACGATGAGGGTATCGAAGCCAACGATCCGTTGGAGTTCACGGCGAACTACACCAAGACGGACTTCGATAAACTTCGTGCTATGAAAGGCGAAGAAAAGAATTTCGCTATTTGGTTCGGCGGCACGGAAAACGGCGATACCACCACTCCTACGGGTAGCGATGGTAAGTACAAGTGCAAAGGCAAGTTGAACGTAAGTATTGTCGGCAAGGGCGTAAACGAAGTTCTCGAAATGAAGATTTCCATTACCCCGTCCACCGCACTTACGGAAGATAACGAAGCATCTTAATTCACGGAGGTAAATAACAATGGCAAAACAGATTAAGTTCACGATAAACGATAAACATTATACGCTTGAATACACCCGTAAGAGCGTTGAAATCTTGGAAAAACAGGGTTTCACTATCGGGGATGTAACGGATAAACCTATGAGCGTTCTCCCTCAACTTTTTGCAGGGGCGTTCTTGGCTCATCACAAGTTCGAGAAACGAGAAGTAATTGACGGTATCTTTGCCAAGATGAAAAACCGTGAAGAACTTTTCTCGACTCTCGTTGAAATGTATAATGAACCCCTTTTAGCGATTATGGCAGAACCGGAAAGCGATGAGGGAAACGTGGATTGGACAGTGAATTAGTAAGTGATTCACTGCCCGTAGGCGAAAACGGGGGTGCAAAGAAATCTTTCGCCCCCGTAAAAACTTACACGGAACAATTTTACGAGGTTTTTCCCTATTATCTTTCAATAGGAATGACCGCAGACGAGTTTTGGAATCAGGACTGCACCTTGACGAAATATTATCGCAAGGCTCACGCTATGCAGTTAGATCGTAAAAACGAAGAATTATGGTTGCAAGGTATGTACATTTACGAAGCGTTATGCGATGTATCGCCTTTACTTCACGCTTTCGCTAAACAAGGTACAAAACCGCTACCGTACCCGAACGAACCTTTCCCCCGTACCGAGAAAGAAGCCGAACTTCGTGAAATCAAAGCAAGAGAAGCAAGGTTTGAAATGGCAAGGGCAAGAATGGCTTCACGGGCTAACAAAAATAAAGAATAAGGAGGTACAAAGCATATGGATAACACCATTGATTCTTTACAGATAGATATAGTTGAATCTGCTACCACTGCGGATAAGAGTATAGATGCTTTGGTATCTTCACTCAAAAAGTTAGACCGCATTGGCAAGTCTAACTCTTTTTCTATTATCCAAAAACAATTAAAAGGTATTGCAAAGGTAAACTTTGATACTCTTGAAAGTCAAATTACTTCCATTACGAAGAATTTGGATAAACTTAAAAGTTATCAAAACTTCCTGAACAATATCAATCTCGGCACTCCTACTATCGACACTACGGCTGTAAGTGCAGGTGTTGATTCTGCTGTTGCAGAAGTAAACCGTGCAAGAGAAGAAGTGTTAAACGTGGGAGAACGCTTTGGAGAAGCCGCAAACACCCGTCCTGAATGGCTTGACGATGTTCAAACTCAATGTGATACGATTATCGGCAGTTATCAATCTTCCGTTGATAGCCTCAACGCCACCAAAACGCAAATTACTACAATGTTGGCTGAAAAACAAGCCGACTTTGGCGATCAATCAGCGTTTATAGGTGCAACCGACTTTACGGACACGCTTACGGACAAAATGACGAAACTTGATTTGTCGGCTACCCTGCTCATTGAAAGAATGGAGCAACTCAAAGAAAGTGGAAACATTGATACTACTTCGTGGTTCAATCTTCAAAAACAGTTGCTTGCTTTGAAACTGCAATATTCGCAACTCGAACAAGCAGCGAAAAAACATTCTCGGGCGGTAGATTCTCTCGGCAAATCTGTCAAGAAAACCAAACAGCCGTTAGGAAAACTTATCAGCAAATTCGGCAATGTAATGATGTATCGAATGATTCGTTATCTACTTTCGCAAATTATGCAAGCCGTTACAGAGGGCTTCCAAAATATGGCGAAGTTCAGCAACGAAGCGAACAGAGTTATGTCGGCTTACAAAACCGAATTCTTGTACATAAAAAACAGTTTAGGTTCTGCCTTGATGCCTATTATGGAATCGCTTTTACCTACTGTTATCAGGCTTGGCGATGCGTTTGTCGATATTACTAACAGCATCGGCTTGATTAGTGCAGGAATTGCAGGTAAGGACACGTTCTTACAGGCGAAAAAATATGCACAGGACTATAAAAAGTCCCTTGACGATATTAAGAGAGCAACCGTAGGTTTTGACGAAATCAATGTTTTATCAAAGCCCGATGTGAATAACGATTATACGCAAATGTTTGAAGAAGTCGAATTCTCGGGTTGGGATGTCGCAGGTGCTATCGCTAAAATAACGGCTCTCGTTGCTTCGATTCTCACTTTAACGCTTGCGATTAAAGGTATCAAAATCGGCGATGTATTTACCAAAATGGGAAAAGGTTTGAAGAATTCCTATAATTCGATTAAGAACACTTCCGTTTGGAAAAAAGCCGCTTTAAGTGTTGCCTTGTTAGCAGGAGAAGCGATAATCTGCCATAACGCTATTTACGATATGGCTACGGGTACAAAGTCAGTCGGTCAGGGCTTACTTGAACTCATACCTATTCTCGCACTCGTAGGCGTTGCTATGTATGCGATGTGGGGACCGGTCGGGCTTATTATCGGTGCAGTAGTTGCCGTTATCTCGGGTGTAGTTGGTGGTATTAAAGCCGTCAGCGAAGCCGCAAAAGATAGAGAAATGGAAAAGTTTTGGAAAGTTGGCGGTGTTGCTATCGAACAGTGTACCGCACAATTAGAAAACTACTTCCGTGCATTAGGTATCGGTCAACAGCAAGAATGGAATGACACGCTGAATGCAGCAAACGCAGAACTCACGGATGCTATATTCAATTATAACACTTTGTGGGCTTCCGTTCAGGGCGATAATGTCAGCACGAAGAAAATTCAGCAGTTAAGCGATGCTTTCCAAAGTTTAGCGAATGCTGCTAACGCCGTAAATGAAGCCGCTATCGGTAGCCTTATGGCAAGCATTAAGACGGGTATTGAAATGAATATCACACCTGAACTTACTGCAAGATTAGGCGGTTTGGTAAACTCACTTGAAGCAGCACAAGATTTACTTTCTGTTAAGGTAAACGGCTTAAACGCTGAATATCAACAGGTATTAAACGAAGTTGCTTCTAACGGTGGTAATATCACTTCTGAACAGAGAACGAAACTTGAACAACTCAAAGCGGAAATGAACAAGTTTACTCTTTCTGACAACACCGCTGCGGAATCGTGGAGTATGTCGTTGCAGGAAGCGAAAAACGCAGGTATTAACGCCGGGTTCAACAAAGACGATGTTGCTTCTTCTTTGGATGACTTGATTGCCGATAGAGATGAATACCTTGCTATTTTGAAAACGAATTACGCCTCAAGCGTAAGTACGCTCAAACAGTTAATTCAACTCGATAAAACCGAATTTGGCGGTGCGTTAGGTTTCAGTGATGCTGACTTGGCTACCCTTGCAGAAAGTTATAATGCACAGTTGGAAGCCGTAAATAAACAGTTCAATGATGTCATTTGGGGTGTTTACAACGGCTTAAACGCAAACGCTATGAGCGATCCCGGAAACTTTTGGAAAGATATTTCCGCTTGGGCGTGGAATTGGGGCTATTACGGCGAAAAAGATGCGTACAAGGAACAGCAGGATATTCTTAAAATGATTAAAGATTATCTCGGTTCTGTTGACGATATGAAAGTCGATGTCCCTGCACACGCTAACGGCGGTTTCCCCGAAGATGGACTGTTTATGGCGAACCATACCGAATTAGTCGGTAAGTTTACTAACGGCAAAACGGCTGTTGCGAATAATGCTCAAATCGTTGAGGGTATCAAACAAGGCGTTATGGAAGCAATGAGCGAATCGGGTGGCAATGACGGCGGTAATTGGGTAATACAAGTTGTAGATACCAACGGCGAAGTTAAAGGCGAAACTATCATTACTGCGGCTGAACGTAAGAACCGCCGTGATGGTAAAACAGTAATTGCAGTAGGAGGTTAAGGTATGAACGAAGAATATAACCCTATAAGAAGTGTTGACGGCTTCGCCGTACCTTGCCCCTCTGCTTACATATGGAAAATGGAAGATATTTCGGCAAGTGATGCCGGGCGTACCGAAGATACGGTTATGGATAAAAAGCGTATCGGGCAAGTAGTAGGCGTTGAACTCAAATGGAAGAATGTTTCCATAGAAGATGCCGCTACGATCCTGACGGCGTTTAACCCCGAATATGTAAGTGTTTGCTATTTGGATGCACAAAAGGGTGCATATACTACTTCCACCTTTTATGTGGGTAATCGTAATGCTCCCCTTTACAATGCGGCACTCGGTGTTTGGCAAGAAATCTCTTTCAATATAATCGAACGTGATGGGAGGAAATAATTATGTATCCTATTTCTCCCGAAGCGTTAAAGTTGTTCAAAGGGAACTATCGCCAAGTAGTCCATATTTTGGGTAAAGGCTACGATAGAACTTTTGAATTAACGGAATCAGATGTTATGCAGGGCGGTTTTTCGTTAGACCGCTACTGCGTATCAGGGGAAAAAATCGAAATAGGCTCTGCCGTTGCAGCAGAACTCACACTAAAACTCGACAACAGAGATGACCGCTTCGCAGACGAAGTGTTTGAGGGTGCGGAACTCGAAGTTAAAATCGGTGTTAAAAAATGGGATGCCTATCGTTGGGAAAACGCACAGGTTCATTGGATTCCTTGCGGTTTCTTTACTGTCGATCAACCGCCCCGTAAACTGTCGAATATAACCCTTTCTGCTCTCGATAGAATGGTTAGATTCGATGTCCCTGCAAAGCCCGAAGATTTGTCTTTCCCTATGACAGTTGGTGCTTTGCTTATAAAATGTTGCGATATGTGCAATGTTCCGTTAGAAACACTTCCTGCTTCGTTAGTGAATAGCGGATATGTTGTATCGGCTTACCCGAGTGATGATGAAATTACTTACAGGCAGTTGATACAATGGATAGCGGAAATTTCCGGGACTTGTGCGTATATTGATTGGAACGGAAAACTCCGTTTAGAATGGTACACGGACACCGACACGAAAATTACCCCGTCTGACAGATATACTTCGCAAATTTACGAACAGAATATCACAATTACGGGCGTACAAATTACGGACGATGACGAAAATGTGTACTTGGCAGGAACGGACAACTACGCTTTCAATATTGAAACAAACGGCTTAATTCAGCACGACCACCAAAGCGTGGCAGATGCGATTTTTCAAAAGGTCGGCGGTTTTACTTATCGTCCTTTCACTTGTACTTGTAAGCCTATGCCCCATATCTACCCCCTTGACAAGATTACTTATGTTGACAAGCACGGCGTGGAGCATATCAGCATTATTACGAACACCACGTTCAAAATGCAAACAACCACTTCGGTATCGGGTAAAGGCGAAACGAACACGAAAAACGGCTACGCTACGGCTAACCCATTGACGAAAGGCGAAGCAATCGTATTGAAGAAACTCGAAAATCGCATTGATGCTAAAATCAGTAGCCGTGAAAAAGCCGCACTTGAAATGAACGAAGTAATGACGAGTTCTCTTGGCTTATATCGTTCGAGTATCGTAGAAGAAAACGGAAGCACAACCTACTATTACCACAATGCCCCTACCCTTGAAAAAAGTACCATTATATACACTTTCAAAGCAGGTGGCTTCGCTTGGACGGATAAGTGGGACGATGACGAAACCGTTTGGAACTATGGTATTACAAAAGACGGAAACGCTGTTTTGAATATGCTCTCGGTCTATAAATTAACCGCAGATTACATTGATGCAACCGATTTACACGTTTCTGCGGCGAACATTGACGGAACGCTGACGGCTTCACAGATTGATGCAACCGATTTACACGTTTCTGCGGCGAACATTGACGGCAAATTAACTGCCGAGCAAATTGAAGCCGTAAAAGTCGTTGCGGATGCAGCCGATATTACAGGTCAGTTGACTTCTGAACAAATCGAAGCAGGTGCTATTACTACTGACAAAATCGCATTAGGTGCTATCGGTGGTTTCACTATCACGAGAAATCATATTCAGCACGGCGGTAAAGCCACCTATAACGATAATGTCGAGGGTGTATTTATCAGCCCTAACGGAATCGGTCTTGGTGCAGGAAAACTGTATATGACTGCCGCAGGAAAACTTCACGCAGAAGAAGCGGAAATAACAGGAACTATCAACGCTCATTCGGGAAGAATTGGCGGTTGGTATATCGGTGTATATGACGGCTATATTCGTTCAGCAACAAGTACTTACGGCACTTTCAAATACTCAACCATAGGTACTGACTTGCGATGGGTTACGGGATATGCTTTTCTTGCTATAACACCGGCAGGGTTTGCCTATATTATCAAAGCAACGGATGATTACGATAACAGTGCAACGCTTAAAGTGTTATCTTCGTTAGAAACAAGTAGCGGTGGCACTATTACACCGGGCGATGATATTTTCTATGTATAAGGAGTAAACCTATGAAAATTCAAGACACTCAACCCGTTCGACCTTTGAGTTTGAGAATACGAGATGCGAGAAGTGAAATTTGTGCAAGCATTACACAGTCGGCACAAAAACATAACATTTCGTATTCCATTCTTGAACTGATTATATGTGATGTCCTACACCAAGTGCAAGACGGGACAAAAACAGAAGTCGAACAGGCACAACTGACTTACAATCAGCAGGTTGCTGAATTGCAAAAAATTCAAAACAAGGAGGAATAACAAAATGGCTGAAATTATCAAGTCAATAGAAGTTGATGTTGCAAAACAGAATACTTTTAAGGCTATCGTAGCCAAGCAGGGCGATAAATCATCCCGTTTCCTTAAAGTTCAACTTTTGAACGAGGGGACAAAAATTGCGGTTGAATCGGATGCGTTGGTTACTATAAATGCCGAAAGAAGTGATACACAAGCAAGAGCGTTTCAGGGCGAAGTAAACTCTGACGGAACAGTTAATGTCCCTCTTACCGCTTGGATTCTTGAAATAGACGGACAGGTTAAATGTTCTGTTTCCGTTGTTCAAGGGGAAGATAGATTAACTTCTACTTCATTTGCGGTATTGGTAGAACACGCTGAATTTTGCGATGAAACCATTTACGAAGATGACGAAGCCGACTTATTCGTACAACTCTTACACGCAGCAGAAAGTGAAGATGCTCGTGTAACGGCTGAAAACGAGCGATTAACCGCCGAAGCACAGCGTATAGAAGCCGAGAAAGCACGACAAGCGAATGAAACTGCTCGTCAGTCTGCGGAAGCCACGAGAAATGGGGCTGAATCGGCTCGTAATGCGGCTGAAATCGCACGAGAAGCGAAAGTTGGAGAATTAGTCGAGGAAAGCACGAACGCCACGCAGGATGCGAAAAATGCGGCTCAACAAGTCGCTTCCGCACTTCTTGCAGGTGGTATAATTCCCATCTATAACGAAGATGAGAACAAAAACTATACTTTTCAGTTAATCATTAGGAACGGCTACCCCGTTCTGTCGATGATAGAAGCAGAATAACAGGAGGTAAAACTTTATGGAAAACATTTTCCCTAACAAAGAACAATTTGACACTATGAACAGATTTCTTGCCGCTATCGCTTCCAACTCGGGTGGTGTTGAAATCAAATCTTGGTCTGATGTACAGGCTCTCGTAAGACAGAATCTGCATAGCAAGGCTTTCGCCGTTGCGGATCAGTTCCAAAGCGAACGTGCAACTTCGGTAAGTGCAAGTAAGGGTAATAGTACGGGTATTACCGCCGTATCGGTGGACGATGTGGCTTTGGTTGAAAAACTCGGCTCTAACCTTAACGGCACTTTCGTACTTACCTATGACGGCAATGTATGGCTTAACAGCGTTGGTGCATCCGTGAACCTTACAAATTGGGGTATCACTGTAACGGGTACACCTGTAAAGGATGACGAAATCGTTATCAATGTTACGGCTTCCACGCTTACTTTCGATGTCCTTGACTTCGATAAGCATAAGCCGAAGAATAACTCTCTCGCCCACACTATCGACCTTTGCTTACACGATGTATTTGCATACGGAACTATGCCGTTCTCTGCACCGCAACTTATGTACTACACCGATGTAGAACTTCCTGCCGGGAAGTACAAATTCACGCTCGACCACGCTGCTTACGCAAACGGCACGGCGTATGATGGAACTTATATGTTCACGACTACGCAACCTATCCCTGCAACGGGCGGTTTCCGTCATACTAACCCTATCGGCGGTTGGAAAGAACAGTACGCACAGAGCGATGTACTCGGCAATTACATTACTACCTATGGTGCAAGTCCTGCAAGAACGGTTGTTGAAAGAGGCTTAACTGTCAGCGTATGGGATGGCTCTGCGGACTGTACTGACTTGGGAACTTTCACTTCTCAAAAACTCGATTATCATACCAACGATGGTAAACACAACTTTACCGAAAGACAGGCTTACGGCTCGAACAGATGGCGTGATAGCGTATATCGTCAGTGGCTCAACTCTGCGGCAGCAGCAGTTCCCTCAAGCGATACAACCACTATCAGTAATTGGTGGAAACCGCAGAGCGTGTTCGATATGATTCCCGGCGGTGCAAAACTTGCAGGGTTCTTACACGGACTCGATCCTACGCTTGTAGCGGCTATGGGCGAAGTAGAAATCAAGACGGCACTTCACACTTGCGACAGGGTTGGCGATGCTACCTACGATATTACCTATGACAAGGTATTCTTGCTTTCAAGAAAGAATGTGTTCGGCACGGACGAATACAGTGGCATTTCAGAGGGCGAACTCTTGGAGTATTTCAATGGTGCTACCAACGCAGACCGCATCAAGTATCAAAACGGCACTGCTCGTTATTGGTGGTTAAGAACGCCGTACTTCGGTTATGCGAATCGCGTTCGTGATGTCTATACGTCGGGAGCGTTGAACGACTACAGTGCGAACAATGCTTGCGGCGTTGTCCCGGCTTGTTGCATAATCTAAAAATCAAAAATCGCCCTCGTTAGAGGGCGTAGAAAAGGAAGAAATCATATGTCAGTACCTAAATCAAAGCGTAGCGAGGGGCAACTTACTGTTTT